AAAATATTAAATATGACCCTCACAATTATCGTATTCATGGGGAAGAAAACAAACGATTAATCAACAAGAGTTTGGTTGAATGTGGTGCCGGTCGATCAATTGTGGTCGACCGGGATGATGTAATCATATCCGGTAATGGTGTATATGAGCAAGCGCAATCTCTTGGATTAAAAGTCCGCATTATCGAATCAGACGGGAATGAGCTGATTGCAATTAAACGTGTAGATTTAGCTACTGATGACGAAAAAAGAAAGCTTCTCTCTTTTGCGGACAATCGTACATCTGATACATCATCATTTGATTTCTCATTACTTGTAGAAGACTTTGAAGTAAATCTGCCTGATTGGGGATTACTTAGTGATGAAATTGATTCATTGACAGAAGATGTTGATTCTAAAATACCAGAAGATCTGACTGCTCCTCGCCGTAAAGATCCTCCATATATAAAAATTGCATTCACTGACATGAAGCAGGCCGAATTATTTGAAAAAGAAATGAAGCCATTGATAGAGAAATTTGATGGGGCAAGTTATGTCTTTGGAGGTGGGGAATTATGAGACTAGAAAAAGCATCATATCAAGCTTCAAAATATGCATGTTTACATTTTCATTATGCACATGCTGTTCCTCAGGCAAGACTCGGGTACTCCGTTTTCAATTCTGAAGGAGAATGGTGTGGTGTAATCCTTTTCTCGAACGGTGCAAATCAGTTCATAGCCTCCAGTTTCAGCATGGTGCAGGGACAGGTGATGGAACTTGTCAGGGTTGCTCTTAACGGGAAGCAGGAATGTACCTCTCAAGCATTGGCCATGGCACTGAAGCTACTAAAGATAGATGCTCCTGCTGTTAGACTTGTTGTCAGTTATGCGGATCGTAACCAAGGACACATCGGAACAATCTATCAAGCGACAAATTGGTATTACTTAGGAGAGTTTGCATCAGAGCGTGGAATCATGTTGAATGGCAAATTGACACACAGGCGTTCAATCAACTCAAAATATGGCACTTCAACCATTGATTGGTTACGTGAGCATGTAGATCCAAAAGCTGAAGTAATCAAAGGAGAAACAAAGATAAAATATGTATTTCCTCTTGATAAAAGATGTATGAAAACGATTAAATCAATGTCTAAACCATATCCAAAGAAAATATCTGTAACTAATGACACAAGCGAAAGATGAATCTGAAAAGAAAAAAAGAGGACGCAAATCAGCATATCAAAAAGAATATGCCAATCAAGCGTTAAAGCTTTGTCTGCTTGGCGCAACAGATAAAGAGCTTGCCGATTTTTTCTCTGTTTCTGAGCAGACCTTGAACAAATGGAAAAAAGACTATCCCGAATTTCTTGAGTCCCTAAAAAAAGGGAAAAATATCGCGGATGCCAATGTGGCATACCGTCTTTATAACCGTGCGATTGGCTATAATTGTAAAGCAACAAAGTTTGCTGCGACAGAGGGAAAAATAACTGATTCAAAAGAATACATTGAGCACTATCCTCCTGATACAACGGCTGCAATATTTTGGTTGAAGAACCGGCAGCCGGAGAAATGGCGTGACAAGAAAGAAGTTGATGCAAATGTGAATCTTGGTGATGAACTGGAAGGATTGAGTGACGAACAGTTACAGGCTATTATTGATGGTAAAGAAGAAAAGTAAAAGAGAAATATTGATTCGTAAGGCGAAAGCTGCTACCATACTCCGCAAACGAATAGCAAAGAAAGACTTTTGGGCATTCTGTTTGTACTATGATCCGAAGTTTTTCTCTAAACGTCTGTTCCTAAAAAAGGTCGCGGAAGCGTTCATGCGTGTGTACAGCTCGTATTCTGCGGGTATAATCTACCGTCTTGCTGTCAGCATGCCACCACGTGCTGGAAAGTCATATATATCTTCTCTTTTCATCGCTTGGATGTATGGACACTTTCCCGAAGAATCTGTAATGCGTAACTGTTGTTCTGACACGTTATACAACAAGCTCTCTTATGATACCCGCGATATTGTCAAATCAAAACGTTATCGTGAGATATTTACTGAGATTCACCTAAAAGGAGATAAACAGAATGTCAAAGGCTGGAATGTAGAAGGCGCTCGACAGGTGTCTTATTTCGGTGGTGGTGTTGGTGGTACTGTCATTGGTTTCGGTGCATCTATGCTCGCCATGACGGACGACTTATACAAGAGCTTGGAAGATGCTCTATCTGATAATAACAATGAAAAGGTTTGGTCTTGGAAGCAAGGTACACACGACTCCCGTATTGAAGGAAGCTGCTGCATGATTGATATTGGTACTCGCTGGTCCTCTAGCGATGTCCTTGGACGTTTAGAAGAAGCCGGCAAGTATAATGAAATCATCCGTATCGCTGCACTAGATGAAAACGATGAAACGTTCTGCGCTGACGTACATACAACAGAGTATTATCGGGAACTACGTTCTGAAACGGATGAAAGTATCTGGATGGCCGAGTATATGCAGGAACCGTTCGAAGCCAAAGGTTTGCTATTCCCTAAATCCTCTCTCATGCGCTTCAAGAGTGCTGATATTGTAGGAAAGAAACCTGATGGTGTACTTGGTGCTTGTGATACAGCTGATAAGGGCGATGATGATTTCTGTGCACCATTTGCAAAGGTATTCGGACCGAAATACTTCATCACGAATGTTCTTTTCACAAAGGATCCTGTTGAAGTTACAGAACCGCGCCTGGCACAGATGGTTATTGATACAGAGTGCGATCAGCTACGCATTGAATCAAACAATGGCGGGCGTATATTTGCTATCAATGTACGCAAACTTGTTACAGCTAAAAAGAAATCGTGTGTTATACAAGCCCGGCCAACAACCCAGCACAAGGAAACACGTATTATCATGAAGGCTGGCTGGATAAAGAAGCATTGTGTATTCTTAGACGAATCAGAATACACTAAAGGATCAGACTACGGCCGTTTCATGAAAGCGCTTACCAGTTACAAGCGTGAAGGTGATAACGCTCATGACGACGCACCGGACGGAATGACAATACTTGCAGAGTTCGCAGAATCGCTTGGTCTAAAATTAAAAAAAACATCGACTCGTAAGGTAGGACGTGGATAAATCCTGTTTGCCATATATTTTAAGAGAAAAGTATATGGCATCAATTAGTGAAATTTTAGTTCAAGACGACTTTGGAAGGATTGTAAGTGATCTTTGCGTGGACACCATAGAAAATCGTGAGCCACGGGAATATTTAGAAGAGTATAATGGTAAGCGTAACCGTCGCACTACATCCGTTGGTTTCCGTGAACCTAAGACAGTAGCTGTCTATTCTGAAACAGAAGAAGAATTGAATACCCAAACGGGTAAAATGGAGCCTAAACGATTAGAGGATAAAACTGTTCCTGTTGCCAAAATAGTGACCAATATCCCAAAGAAGATTGTTCGCACAGCAGCAGCTTTTTTATTTGGCGGAGATATGACCATCACAGCAGATAATACAGATGATGCAAGCTTGGAGGATTTCAAAAAGATATTTGTCCGCAAACTCAAAATGAAGTCAGTACTTATGAGCTTTGCCCGTAAGGTGTTGTCAGAAACAAAAGCCGCTATTGTATTTTACCCTGTAAACAAAGTTGTAAATGGGAAAAAAGTCCCGGAACTGAAAGCCAAGATACTCTCTTTGCCAAAGGATGATAACGTTACTTATGAGTTCTATCCACATTTTGACGATGATGATGATATGGATGCTTTCATTCATAAGTTCACAACCAAGATTGACTACTCTACCTACGAGTGTGTCAAAATATACACCTCAGACAAAGTTATCACAGCTATAAATAAGGGGGGCCAGTGGGAAATCAAGTCAGATAATAACCTATTCGGCAAAATCCCTGTAGTATATGCAGAGGTAGACCAACCGGACTGGGAAGATGTCGCTTT